CTTAGCAGGACGAACTGGGAGGAAGCCCTACCCCTTATCAAGCGGGGCCTGGAACTTACAGCAGGGGTAAAGCCGAAGAGGAAGCGGCGTACCAAGGCTGAGATGGCGGCTGCTAGGGCCGTTCTAGAGATCCCGATAGATCCCCTGGGTGCTGCTGCAATGAAGGCTGCTGAGGTGGACGGTGAGGCATGAGCGAAGATACGGGTAACGCTTTGCGTGAGTGCTTCATTTCTCCCAACGTCTCTGACTCCAACATGGAGGCTGCCAATATCGTGGACGTTGGGAATAACATCGCCAAGGCCTTGTGGGCCATCGTCTACGAGATGAGGGCTGAAGTTCCGACTGTCTCCGAGACGCATGGCATCAACGAGAAGGGCAAGGTGGTACCGCTGGAGAAGGACGATGAGTAGCGACTGGAAGCCTAAGTCTGGGGAGCGGTGCAGAATAGATGCGGTGGTGCACAACCCGGCCAACTTTGAAGGCCGTGCCGTTGTCGACGTTCGGCACTTTCATGGAGGCTGCCGGTTGATTCTCAAGAAAGACGCCACCCTCCACCCCGTCCCCATCCACGATGAGGCGGTGCTGCTGGAGGAGTTGGAGTTGCTGACGGGGCGCGTAGCGTTGGGCAACATGCCCTCCGGCGAAGCGGACAGATACCGCGCCCTCCGCACCGCCCGCGAACAGAGGGAGCGGGAGGCAGAGGGGCCGAAGTACGAAGAAGGGCAGGACGTTTGGCTGCGGGTGAAGTACCTTGGCGAAGAACCGGAAGGGATGCTTCCTTCTCCGGGAGGGAAGATGCTGGGCTTCTCCACGGGACGTAATGGCTGGACACTCCCCGAGAGCGAGTGCGACATACGCACCGAGGAACCATGACTGAAGCCTTGGTGTACATCGTGACGGTAGGGGGTGTTGTTAACGTAGTGCTGCAATGGGTTTTCGTACTGAGAGGCCGTGATGGACATATCAGATCCTCCTGATCTATTCGACGTAGATCCCATCTCTGGACGTGTTGTGTACGACGTGCCTGAGAAGCCTGCCAAGGCGTATGACTTGTACGGCGGCACACCGCCTCACGAAAGCCCTGCCACGTCCGCTCAGGCTGCTCATGCGATCAGGCCGCACGTCGGTAAGCTGCAACAGGTAGTCCTTGATGAGATCCTCGCTTCAGGTTCCTGCGGCATGACTGACGATGACGTTGAGCGGGCCACGGACTTGCGCCATCAGACTGCCAGTGCTCGGCGTCGGGAACTCTACCTGAAAGGCTGCATTCGATACCGGCTGGACGCCAACGGCAACAAGGTGAAGCGGAAGACATCCAGTGGGCGATACGCCTTCGTGTTCGTGGGGGCCGCATGAAGAAGGCTTATACGTGGAGGGTGGTGTGAGTTACCGCATCGTCCAGGGTGACGCGCTCGATGTCCTGCGCGAGATGCCGGACGATTCGGCTCATTGCTGCGTGACGTCGCCTCCGTATTGGGGGCTCCGAGACTACGGGGCGGACGGGCAACTCGGCCTCGAATCTACCCCAGAGGAGTACGTCGCCAAGATTGTGGAGGTGTTCGGAGAGGTGCGGCGGGTGCTGCGGGACGACGGTACGCTCTGGCTCAACCTTGGAGATTCGTATGCGAACACTGGCAATCCGGGCCAAGATTTCAGTGCTTCGAGCGTCGGGTATGGCGGCAAAGGTCGAGGGCATCTTGGCGGTCAACCAGTAAAGTTGATGCCGCCTGGCCTCAAACCCAAGGACATGGTGGGTATCCCCTGGCGCGTCGCCTTCGCGCTCCAATCCGATGGCTGGTATCTCCGCTCCGACATTATCTGGCACAAGCCGAACCCGATGCCTGAGTCCGTGACGGATCGCCCGACGAAGGCGCACGAGTACATCTTCCTGTTGAGCAAGGCGAAGCGGTATTTCTACGATGGGGATGCGATACGAGAGGACTGGACTTCAGGGCGGGACGATATGCGTAAACACGGTGTTCGTACCGGCGCGGCTTACATCCAACAAGGTTCGGTGATGGACAACTCAGACAAGGGCGAGCGACTCGCAGAACGAAATCAGCACGACTACCAGGGGGGCCGCAACAAACGCTCCGTCTGGACAGTAACCACCAAGCCCTATTCGGAGGCTCACTTCGCCACGTTCCCGCCGAAGCTCATTGAGCCGTGCGTGCTGGCGGGATGCCCCGAAGGCGGCACCGTGCTCGATCCCTTCGCCGGTAGCGGGACAACTGGCATGGTGGCGCTTCGGGCTGGCCGTTGCTTCGTCGGTATTGAGATCAACCCTGAGTACGTCGAACTCGCACGCCACCGAATACATAACGACGCGCCATTATTCAACCTGGAGGCGTCATGAGCCCAGAGGAGACACCCATCCCCGTACCCAAGCCTGTGACGGATGCTGACTTCAGGGCCAACTTCCTGTGGCTGGTACGGCAGGGAGCAGGGACGTGTAAACACTGCGACTACAAGCACACCGGCTTCCATAGCTACGTGAGTCACCTGCAAGCCGAGCATCCCGAGGAGTGGAAAAAGACTGTCGCCTTTACGGGTATCCAGCCCTAACCTTTATTGACTGACTCCATATTATGATGTAGGGTATCGGGATGGATGAAAAAAAGAGGGCAGGGGACGAATATAGGGCGCTACGTCTCAAGACACCCAGCAGGATGGACTTTGCTGACGACACACCACAGCAAGCCTCTCATCGACGCTCCTACATGTCACAGACAGAGTGGGGACTGGCTCTAGGTGTAGCTCAGTACACCGTAAGCCACTGGGAACGTGGTACGTGGAGACCTAGCGAAGAAAGGGTGGAGAAAATGAAGGAGCTGGCTGGTGGGTAAAACGGTTTTCCAGCACCCTCTAAAAAGGGAGGGGCGGGGAAAAGTAAGTTGAACCAGGGGGAGGGTATGAGATCCTGGCCGCGTGCCGAGCGGGAGGATGAGCGGCTCACCGCAGAGATGAGCCACCGAGCGTCGCTGTTCGAGCAACAGTTCGAGACTCGTACATGGGGGCAAGTACCTGCCGGGGAGGTAGCAAGATTTTCTGCCCCCGCTGAGCGCCCGTTCCTTCGGCCGGGATGCCCCGAGAAAGAAGTCCGCGACTTGGCGTTGGCCGTGCTGGGTTATGGCACTTCGAGTCGCGCAGGGTTATGCGACGTTCGCTACCGATTCACTCTCTGGCATGAAATTCTAGGGATTGACGAGACTGCCCTGAATGACTATTGCGAGAGGCGACGGCGTGCCCTTGGAATAGAAACTGACTGGGAGTGGGACGAGCCGACATCTGCGACGGACTACGAAACGTGGGTAAAGAAGCGGCACGCTCCCCGATTCCCAGACGTAGACGCGAGAGTGCGGGCGAATCAGCTCGTGAAGAATTGCAGGCTCCGCAAAGAACTCCTAGCGGCGCAGCGCAAGCAGGACACCCTGCGAATCAATGAGATCAAGCAAGCGCAGTACGAACGCAAGATGGCTATTATGGCGGAGGTAGCGGGCCGTACCGTAAACAGGCTAGTCCGTGCCGGAGTAGAACCCTAGTCTCCCTCTCTGCGCTGCCCTCCACCCGGCCCGAACTGGGCTGCCAGCCTGCCCAGCACGCCGACGAGCAACACCAGGTCGGTGGTGGACAACTCGCCGCTAGCAAGGGCTGAGACCTCCCAAAACCCAAGGTGGTCCCCAAGTAGCACCAGTACGAGAAGCTCGCCCCAGTGGCCCCGTGCGCGCTGTGAGATAGTAGCGAGCAGAGCATTGCCCGTACTCCGTACCGCCTTGCCCGTGAACGTCTGTTCTCCCTTACTCATTACGATTCTCCCTCATCCGGTCCACTGTTGCAGTCAGCGTCATGATGGACGTTTCGATAGCATCCACCTTTGCTACCAGTACCGGGATCTGCTTCAAGTCAGCAGCATAGGCAAAGAAGGTGCCCAGGATGCCCAGCAGGGTGCCTGCCAACAGCAACGCCGGTGCTTTGTAGTTGTCGGCTACCGGAATCTTGCTGCTTCGCCCGGCGTTCATAGCTCAAGGAAGATTTCGCCCGACGAGCAGATTGCTCCGCAATCGCCGGGGGAGCCGAACTCCAGATCACAACCGTCCTGATCCTCGCAGGAGTCCTCGCAGAACTGCTCGCAGTCACCCCCGGACGACGCAAGGCGCGTACCCATCGTGAGGCGTCGGACGAACTCCGCGTAGTGCTCTGCGTCGATGCGTACCCACTTGCCGTGCCGCTCCGTTATCTTCACTGGTGCCATCTGGAAGCTCCCTGTACTTGTTCCGCATGTCTTGGATACGCCCCGCGCACTCGCTGCTCCTGCCTACCGCCGTCAGCGCGTCGCACAGATCCTTCTCTGCCCTGTCCAGCCGCTCTGATGTTGCCCATACAATGTACCTGACAGCCACGGCCCCACCGGCCACCCATACCAGCGTAATTGCTAGCAGGAACGCCAATACCCTGAACCACCTCCTCCACCTCATCCACCTTCATCGTTTCCGGCCCCCAGGAATCTATTGCTGCCTACCTATGCCGGGAACCACGCCCGACTGCAAGTTCTGCTCAGGTAAATGGACATCAGGAACCCTGTTCCTCTCGCGCGCATCTTCCGCCTCAGCGAACGCAACATCCTCCGGGGTAATCAACTGGCTGAGCCTACTTCCCCAGAAGGCCATTGATCGAGCGTTATTGCTAGTGGAAGCATCCAGGAACTTGCGTACCGCCTTGACTCCATCTGTTCTAGTCATCAGGCGGGCCATCAAGTTCAATCCGACTGCTGCCGTAACAGCCCCAGCAACTACGCCAAGTCCTGCCGCAACAGCAGGGACGCCAGCGAAAGGCAACCCGAACGCCGCCCCCGCCAGTCCCGCGATAGGGATTTTCACGAGCCCGGAGTTGATGCCGCCAGCGATGATGCTACCCGCGCCCTGATCCAGATTGGTTCCTAACCGTTTCGTGATGTCCAGTACGCGGGACACCTCGCTAGCAATAGCCGGGCCGTACAACTTCGTCATCCTGCCGCTCTTGCGCAGACGCTCGAATCTCGTTATCGCGTTGTCTACTTGGAAGGTTTTGCGCGGATCGAACTCGCCGGGCAACCCAGTGTCCAACTCGACTGCCGTCCTCTCCCCTCTCGACACGTCGTCAAAGAAGTCCCGCAAGAACCTTGCCTTGGCGGCTTGCAGTACCTCTTCACCGTGCGAGGCGCGCATTAGTTCATCGAACTTGTCAAGATCCTCAATGGCGATCTTGTCGAGCATGGTATGTGCCCTCTCCGGCACAGATTCGATGATCCGCCCCAGGGTGCTCTCGTTGGCAGCCTCTACAAGCCCCTTCCACCTGGCTCCTAGCGCCTGGACTTCCTCGAACACCCCGCGTATGCCGAACTCCGATTCGATGCGTCGCCCCCCGTCCTCCATCGCTTCTGTCATCAGGGAGGAGAGTCGTCGCAACCTGCCCTGGCTCTGTGAGCCGATAGGTAAATCGCTCCTGCGTGCTAAGGCAGAAAAGAACTTCCTTGCATTGTGAGCTTCGACAAACGAGATCGCATCAGCCCCGGACGCGAGGTTGTTGATGGAATTCAACTCCGACGAGAGAGCACCGCCCACGTCGAGCCCCTTGGAGATCAAATTTGATATTTCGTCCACGGCGGAGTTGATGAATGCTCGCATCTCACCAAGACGGACTACTTCTCGGGGGTTGAACGACACGCGGGGGCCGGGAGAGCCCGCAAACCCAAGCTCCACAGTGGATGTCTGCCTGTTAATTCGGCCTTGCAGTTCCGTGTACTCCGCCCCCAGTTCCCTACCGACAATATCTATGCCTTCGTTCAGCTTCCCCTGTAGCGCCTTGCCGAGCTGCACGTCGTCCCCGTCAAAGTCGGAAACGAACCTGACAACATCGTCCGTCACGTTATCGACAATCAGTGCATCCCGAGAGGTAAAGAAATTACGGAACAGGCTGCTGCCGGGGAATGTTCGGGAGATCACGTTCTCCGCAAAGGCTCGGACTCCACGAAACCTGGCACCAGGGCGCTCCGATCCAAGCAACGGCAGTTCTGTTTCCCCTGCCGCGATTGTCGAAGCTGCTTTCGGAAAGTCAGTAGGAAGAACGTGACGGGCAGCGCCAGGGAGAGCGTCGGGCAGGAACGCGCCAGTCAATTGCCCCGCAGCATTGCGCGCAAGCCTGCCACCCTCTTCTGCGTCCCCCTCTCCGATGCCAACCATCGCAGCTTCCCCTAGCTGCTCCCCCATCTCGGCGGCGAAAGCCCCCACTAAAGGCACAGAGCCAGCCAGGATATTGCCAGTCCCTTGTACTGCTTCACGAGCCGATGGGTCCGTAAAGGTAGTCGCCGCAGCGGCCAGTCCTGGTGGTCCTGGAGTCGCCAATCCGCCAACCGCTCCAAGTAAGTTGGGAATGATGTTCGGATTTTGCTCTGTTGCAGACGCTACCTGCTCCTGTCCGCGCTCCTGCAACGGCAGCCTGCTCGCTTGTTCCTGTTGGACAAAGTTACCAACAGAGGCGGCTCCTTGTGCCATCTGGGCAGGGTTCCCGCTCCCGAGATTCCTGACAGTTTCCGCAACCCCGAAGAGGAGCCCTCCGAGGCCAGCAGCCGTAGGTAGTTGTTCTCCTATGCCCCCGAAGAAGTCCGGCTTGCCCGGCTCGGTGATGCTTTGCGGGCGTGAGTCGATCTGCACGGGATCGCGCTCAAGCAGACTAATTAACCGATCTGCGTCGCCAGGATGCTGCTGGCGCAGTAAGTCGATGTCAGAATCAGTCCTGCCAGGGTTGAACCATATGCCCAGCAGTTCATCGTCCGAGAAGCTGCGCTGAGGAATCCTCTGCGGCTGCTGTGGCGCTGGAACCTGTGGCGGCATCGACTACCCCCCACCACGCAAACGTAGCAGCGCGGCGTCGTCCTGGGGGCCTATGGCCCTGGACTGCGCCCGCACTACCGGATCAGGACTGAACACCCCGAATACGGCATCGGCACTCAGCACTTCATCTACACGCTCTACCGGGATTCCGTGTGTCGTCACCGCCAACCTTCTCGGGATCGCCACAATGGAATCGAACTGCTGGCGTGAGGCGTTCTCCAGTACGCGAGCGTTGTCAACGATTGATCGCATTTGATCGTCGCTAAGTGGCGGGATCCTACCTGTGCGCAAACCTTCCCATGCCAAGAACGCTTCTTCTATGGCGCTGAGAACCTGCTTGTTGATAGCAACCTCTCCCTCAGTGACTCTGTTGCCCGGATCGCGCATCCTTGCGATGGAGGAAAGAATGGTGATCTGATCGTCCGGTGTTAGCCCCTCGATACTTCCGCGCTCCTGTATTAACCCGTTGATGGTTGCGAAGTTCCTGCCCAAGTCCTGTATGTCAGACATGCCGGGACGCCTGGACGTGTCCAGAACTATAGCGTCCATCGCTTTTACCTGCTCTGCCGTCAATCCCCCGGTAGCCTCACGCCCCTTCAGTGTCGCCTCTGCCTGCAACACCGCGTCCCTGTTGGCCTTGGCCCCATTAAAGTGCCCTGTCTGTGAAATCTGAGCCAACGCGTCCCCTGGCAGAGAGGCGATAAAGTCGGGCGGTAGCGTTGAACCCGGTGCTGACTCGGCAAGCTGGCCTGCGAACACGTCAGTCCTGCGCTTGCCCGTGAGGGGATCAGACTCCGGCAAGTTCGTCGCAAACTCAGCACTTGTGGGGGCCTGATCCACGAAGCCTGGTGGGCCTGGGGGCGCTGTTGTTGGCTGCACAGACGCGCCAACACGCGGGCCGCTAGACAGGATGTTCTGAATCATCGGCTTGCCTTCAAACAAATCTCCTGCCGACGCCGCCTGGTGCACCTCACTGCCCGGAGTAGTACGCGACTCCGATTCAGTGCCAACGCGCTCAAAGGCCCTGCCGAATCTCCCGCCACGCTGAGCAGCTTCAAGCTGGCGAGGATCTCCGCTCGAAAATGCCCGAGCCAAACCAGGAGCCGAAGTCCCAGCACCTTCCGCCTTCACCAAGTCTTGCAAGAGGTTTTGCTGCGATAACGCCGCCGTCCTGTCCGCAGTCAGCTTGGCTTGCTCTGCTTGGCGTCCCAGGATCAGCTCGTTCTGTTTCTCTTGGCGATCAGTAACGAACTCGTTCTGCGCCAAGATCGCCAACGCCCTGGAGATGGCATCAGCGAAGCCGCTTACTGCTGCCCGTCCTCGTTGTCGTCGTTGAGGCATGGATCAGTTTCCGATGAAGCCCTGCGCACTCTGCTGTGCGAGGCTCTGGAATAGTTGGATGAGTGGCATGAATTGATTCAGCCTGCCCTGCTGGATCTGCTCCAGCGTCCTGTCACGCTCCAAACCAAACTCGGCAAGGAACTGTGCGAAGTCGTTGTTTTCACGTAGCGACTGCAAGGCAATATCAGAGAGTACCTGCTGCCGTCCCGTGCCCTGCCCGATTGCGTTGAGCAAGTTCTGTGAGTTGTTCTGCGATACGTTCGCTCCCAGCCCTACCGTGCCCAGCAAGTTCTGCTGCTGCGACTGGTTCAAGCCAGTACCCAAGCCGAGGCCCTGCACGAAGCGGTTGTTCGCCGCCTCTCGCTCACTTGCCTGGATGTTGCGGAACTCTGACGCTCCGATGGAGGCAATGTCCCTGCTGATGTTCTCCAGGCCCGTCTTGCCGATGCCTGAGCCGCCGCTGAAGCCACGATCTGCCAGCCGGGCATCCAATGCACTCACCCGCCCTTGCTCAAGCGTATTCAGCCCCTCTATCGCGCTCTCAAGCCGCTGATCTATGACGCCCTGATCCAGATTCCCGCCGTTGGCGATGAGATCCTGGATGCTCCCCTCGATACCTTGCCCAAAGCCCGTGCCCGAGCTGCCACCAGCGTCGATGAGTTCCTGGATGGCCCCCTCGATGCCCTGCCCGAACCCTGTAGTGGAAGAACCTCCGCTTTGCAGCAACTCCCTGATGGATCGGGTGATGTCCTGCGACAGAGGATCCCCACCTACCTGATTGACGGCTCCCTGGTTGGGGAACGGCGCTCCTGTCCCCTGTGCTGCCGAGGGATCAATGACGCCAAGATCACCTCCACCGTCCCCAGTACCCTCCCCAGTACCGTTGCCCGTACCTGTACCTGTCCCGGTGCCCGTACCTCGCAGCCCGATCAGACGCTCCACCTCAGCAAGACGCTGCTGGTTGAAGTCCTCGAAGGTGCGGAAGTTGCCTGGTCCTACTTGCTGCCCTCCCGATACCTGCACGCCCTGGGAGAACGTCACGCCCGCATACTGCTGCTCCAACGAGGCAAGTGTCTGCGCCCGCTGCTGCGGGGTGAACGTCCCACCAGCCTCCCGCTGTAGCCGCTGGAAGTCCGCATTGAACAACTGCGGCAACAGGACTGCATCAGAGCCAAAGACGAAGTTGGAGCCTGGGATCTGATCGAGCCCCTGCGCCCTTGCGTTCTGGATGTTGCGGAACAACGGGTTGTTCAGCGTCCGCTGGAGAGCATCACGTTCTGCTTCCAGAGTCTCGAAGCCAGCAGGAGTCAGCCCGGTATCAGGATTCACCGGGCCTGTGTTGCCCACAGTGCGGCCAAGGTTATCGAGGTTGCCGATAGCCTGAGACAGTGCAGTATTCTGCTGCACCTCATCTCCCACCGCCGCTCCACGTAGGGCGTTGCCGTCTCCGATGTCCGCCCCGCCGCCTACTACCTGCGCATTGTCCAACTGCGCCTGACTGAGACTCTTAGAAGCGGCGGCGGCGCTGAGGCCGCCTCCCGTTAAAGACGTGCCATTCCCTCCGCGTAGCGTCTGATTCCCGCTACCTCCTTGTACCGTGTTGGGCCTGGTGCTACCACCAGCACCGCCTACTGCCCCGCCGTTGCTTGAAACGAAGCCACCCGCTCCACCGGGCTGCGCCAGGTTGGCCAGGGTTCCGCCAGCACCTCGTGCGTCAAGAGTCGGGAAGCCACCACCGGTGACGGCGTTTGATACATTGAGTTCGGAGTTTATTGCCGGTTCCTTATTGCCAACGAACTGCCCGGCCCCAGGTAGCGGCCTGAAGTTCTGCCCGCCTCCGATTTGTGCACCAGGAAGGCCGCCGACTGCCCCGGTAGCCCCGTCACCAGGCAATACCCCAGTGCCACCGAACGACACTCCGCTCCCCGGAGCCCTGTTGAAACGCGGATCACTCCTGCCGATCACCGTACCGTCAGGCAGGATTTGGGCGTCCTGCAACCCAATGTCGTTCCGCAGAGTCTGGTTGCCACCGCCGCCCTGGATGAAATCTACGCCGCCTTCATCCTGGTTGAAGATGTTGGGATTGAAGGAACCGCCGACGCCTGTTCCACCACCAAGATCCACGGTAGTGCCGGAGCCGTCGATGAGGTTGCGCAACGACTCTGCGACGCTGCCCGGAGGGGGAGGAGGATCGCCCGTAGGCCCGCTGGCCTGGAATCCCGTAGAGACACCCAAGCCTGTAGTGCCGCCGCCGCCACCGATCTGGTTGGGCCTGATGCTCTGCTCGCCCCCTACCTGCAAGGGCTTTGTAACCCCTCCGCCTACCTGGCTCACCAGGTTGCCACCGCCGATCTGATTCGGGCGTAAGGTTTGCTGCCCACCGCCTCCGACTGCCGGGAACTTACCGCTACCGCCGGGAACTGCCGCTAGCCTCTTGCGTTGAGGCATTTAGAACCTCCTTTTGTTGTTGCTCAGGCCGCCGAGAATAGCCAGCGCCTTTGAGAACTCTGTTTGATCGCCAAGTGGCTGCTGTTGCTGAGAATGCGCAGTAATACCGGGAAACGTAACAGTCCCGCCAACGTCGGGTTTCCCTTGATCTGGCGTTCCCGCATCTGGAATGTCGGGAATGTTGATGTCCACCGGATCGTGCCCTACGTTCCCGTCGTCCTGCCCGTCACCGTCGTCGCCACCCTCACCGCCACCTGGAGGTAGCGTCACTGGCGGTAAGCCTTCAATGGGATCGGGAACTACCGGGTTTACTGGGATGAACTCTACCGGGAAGGGATCATCCGTCGTAACGGCATTGGGCGGCGGCACCGTCTCTGCAACGTCAGCATTGTGCCCCCCCCGAGGATCGAACAGGCTTGCAATGAGATCATCGGGAATTGGCCCTTCGCCCGTGCCGTCATTGAAGATGCCAGGCCCATTCGGGAAGTTGGCGTTAGCGCCAGGCCCGAACTGGGCGTCCGGGCCACCAGGGAAGCCAGGCGAGAAGAACGGGTTCTGTGTATCAAATGCCGTCACCCCAATATCCATAGGCAAGCCACCGCCAGAGAACACCGCAGGTTGCTGCACGAAGGAGGACGACAGATCAATGTCGCGTGTGAAGTTATCGTTGAACAGCGGCAGGAAATGCTCCGCCAGCCCCGCCGTGGCAGCCAGCCGATCCGCTGGATCAATGGTGATGCCGTTCCTGTTGACGCCCTCGAAGGACTGCAACTCCTGCCCTTCCGGTGCGAACAGGGGGCCAAGCCCTCCTGCTACGCCAGAACCTAGTGCCAACTTACCCGCTGTTTCCAGTCCCATTTCTACCTGCCAGGTATTCGTCCCTCGTTAACTGCAAGGTGGACACTTTCAAATTCCTGAATCCTAGATGCTCGTCCAACCGCAACGCTCGCGTGTTCTCGCTCGGCACCTGCCCTACCAACGTCTGCAAGCCAAGCGTTCCGAAGGCCAGATCCACCGCTGCCTTTGCGATACGCACCGCAAGTGGTGAGTTCTGATGTTCCTTCGGCACTACGATATGGCATACCGCCGAGCCGTCCTGCTGGATATGCGTCGCTCCCACCGCCCCCACAGGCTCCCCGTTCCTGCTTGCTACGTACCACTGAATGTCGGGAGCCGACAGGCCGATCACCAGTAGTTCCCGGACGCGGAACTCCGTGGTGTCGGCAGGCAGACGCATGGAGGCCAGAATGCCGGGATCTTCCGACACCCATCGAGCCATCAAGTCGTTGTCGTCTAGCGTCCATGCTGCAAACTCAATCTTCATTGGCGAATGAGAGGGTGTAGGCCCATATCTTAGCGCCAAAGGTATCCGCTCCGAGATTGCCCATGCGAGTAGCCTGGTACAGCATCATCACGTCGCTGGTGCCAATCGGCACAGTGCCCATGTCCGTCTCTTGGAACAGATCCTCGTTATCGCCGTTGGTAGCTGCTGCTACTGCCGTCACGGTGAGCACGTCGTTGGTTCCCGTGTCGTCCTCCCCTACCTGCACCGGCAGGGTGAAGAGACGCAGTGTCACGTTGCCTGTGGTGGCAGCCTCAGAGTGCGCCCATGTCCACTTACACCGCAGTCGCTTCCCCTTCCACTGGGGCGGTATCGCCAGCACGCCCTGGATGCCCTCCGTGGCAGCGTCGTCCAGCTCGGCTCCATCTGCCTGCACGAAGGTTGGGGTGGGCGTCCCCGAACCTCCGCTGATCGTGACGGTGCCAATGGCCTGATGCTGTGCTACCTCTGCAAAGCGGATCTCCTGGAATACCGTGTCGTCGTCAACTGCCAGCTCGCCATCAGGATCAATGGCAGGGAGTACTCGATCCACAAGCCCTTCCAGCGTGTCGGCCACATCATCCAGCGCGTAGCGCAACTGCTTGTTCGTTTGCCATCTGCGCAGCAGCGTGGTGTTGAAGGGGAAGCTCATCGCCCTCTCTCCCCTGGGAGCACCTGATACCCCAGCGAAAAGCCCGGAACGCTCCAGGCAGCATCGTCAGAGTCGTCAGAGAACTTCAGCCGCATGGCACGGGATACGAGATAGTCACCTCCCGAATCCTTCAGCAGAACCTTTGTCTGTACGTGTGTGAGGTTCGTTCCGCTTTGGTTGACGGTAAGGGACGCTTCCGCTGTAGCGGAGCCATTCGCGTAGCCGTCGAACCACTCGACTGTAAGAAGGAGAGCAGACGCCTGAGCCCCTGTGACGATGTTAAGCCGACGCCATCGCTTGCTCTTGGCGATAAGGGGGCCACCGTTCTCGTCCACTCCCAGTAGCGGTTTCGTCCACCACTCTGCGTCAATGTCGGCACCTGCTGAGACATAGCGACTACTCTGCTTGTTGATGTAGACGAACCCACCGACGGCCGACGATGTTTCTCCCGTCAGTATTATTTGCTGGGAGGTGTCAGTGCTGATAACCGCACCGCACCGAAATGGCGTATTGGTGATCTCCGCCCACGTCCCCCACTTGTAGTTCCAGCGAAGCCCGTAACCGACATCGTCGTTGCCAGCGGACGCTAAGGGGAAATACCACGTCACCTCTGACTCTTCCGCGTCGTGCTCCGCCCATATCCGTTTCCTCTCCGTGTAGTAAGGCCTAGATAAGTCGGTTTGCAAGAACTCGTGCTTGGGGTATGAGATAACAACGTCATTGTCGCCGTCGAATAGATGAATTGTGTTCTTGGGTGAGAAGTATGCCCACGAAGATGCAGAAGTCTCCGCCGTTTCTCCAGTGGCAGTTGTGTACTTGGCCCCCGAAGGTACTTTTACGACGCTGCGATGCGAGACGCAGCCGATGGAGGCGTTGGTGCGCTCAAGTCGGAAGTCTGGGATGCCCTCAGCGATGATCGTCCCTGATCCAGAGACGCGGTACACCGAACGCTCCATCCAGACGATCAGCGAGTCGTTCACATCGCCTGTCATGCCCGTGATTACGTCACCAGATAGCAAGGGATCAGGTAGATCGAAGAAGTTGTTCGTGCCTACCGAGTCGGGATCGTTCGGGGAACTCCACCAGAGACGCCGATCCAGTGCGTCAGTGCGCCCCCACCACATCCTGTTGCGGTGAGGCTCAACAAAGTACATGTTGTCGGCTGGAGCCTCTCCGTGCTCGTCCAGCGGCCTGCCACGCACCAGCCTCTTGTCGAGAAGATCGTAGGTAACTGAGGCTGTAGCGAGCAAGTCCACGTATTGAGCAAAGTAGAATTCCTTGCCCGTGCCCGACGTGGCGTACAGTTCGTAGCCGGTGACGAGACTGTTGGTGTCGGCAGTCCACTGTAAGTCGATCTGCTTGTTCTCCACCTGTACTGCGGTAGAGACAGGCCCACCAATCTGGCGCTCGTTCCCGATCATCGACACCAGCTTGAACTCGTAAGTGCCGGAAGGGTTCCCTGCTGAGCCCGCAGTTGAGCTGGTGAACGTAGGCGATACTGTCCCGCCCGCATCTACGACAGTGGAGCCGTTGAATACCTGCGGTGTTCCCTGCCCTAGCGTGACGAATAGATCAGTACCGAAGGGGGCGGCGTCAGGAGGCTCGATAGCAATGTTTCCCAAGTCCCGCTCGAACACGAACGTATCCGGCAAATCGGCATCGGCCCAACTCCAGAACTCCACTTCAGTGGAACTTTTAAACACCCCCAGGAGCCCAGACTCCCCGTATTGAAATAGGCCCTGAACATCAGTGGCGTTGCCGCCAGTGTCGGTTATTAGTCCGTTGAGGCCCGTTCCAAACTGGGCATATCCCAGCACCTTCTTGATCTCGCCAGCCTTGTCGATACGCACGTTCTTGGAGTCGGCAGACGAGTAGATATCAGCCAGCGAGAGAACACCGATATCCTCATGATCCCCACCCGCTACTACGAAGTTCTGCGTCTGGATCGGATTAGGCATAGCCCAGCAGCTCCAGATCCTCGCGCTCTGCGACGAACTCGTACAACTCGGCACTCACGTCAGGGGTTCCTTCTCCGACGTTGAACGGCTCGATATCGTGCGTCTTGCCGGTGACAGCTTCCAAGTCCCGACGCAGCGTTTCCTGCTTGCCTATGATCGTCGCTGTCTCCATGTACGGTGCGAAGAATCGGGTGACGAAGTTGGGCTCGGCAGTCAGCAGATCGTGTACGAATTCCTCGAACCGTTCTGACTTGTACTTGCACGTATCCGCCATCATCCGGTGGTACGGGTTTGCGTCAACTTCAAAGTTGCCCGGTAGCGGTGATTCGTCCAGCCACCCGCTACGCTGGCTATGCGCCCACCAGCTTGCCAACCAGGTAGCGGGGTGCCGGATGAATACATAGGTGGGATACCGAGTCTCGGGAGCAGGCGAGTGGTTGTCAGCCATGTCCTTGATGATGGTGCAGCCTGCCGCTTGCAGCGCACGACGCACCCACGATCCTCCGCACTTCGGGATGTGGGTGACGACGAATGCGTTGTCCCAGAGAGCGGCCATCATGCGATTCTCGCAGCCTCGAAGGCAGTCAGGCGCTCAGAGAACGTCTGTACGTTACGTACATGCCCGGACATGAGGCTCAGCGCCACGCCACCGCCTATCCTGATCGCCGTCAGGCTCGAAGGTAGATTGCCGGAAGTGTCGGTTCCTCTGGACTGCCCCGACGTGACAAGCTCGAAGTCGTCCGCTGCGTAGATAGCTGCGATCCGCTTTGGCGTTGAATCGCCCATATCGTCCGCACCGCCAGCCGCTTGAATGTTGGCTTGCGTCCCGCCGATTGCAACGAAGTAGCCAGGCCGCGACGTTGCCCCGCTGTTCTTCCAGATCAAGTGGGCATTGGTGTTGTTGGTATCGTCCACTTGTAGTACGTATTCCTGCCCCCCGTTACCGTCATGGAAGTCCACCTCGCAGTAGATCACACCCTTGGCTTCGTTAAAGTTGTTGGCCGTGGGCCACGTCAGGGTGTCGGAGTTACGCACTACCGTCCCCGAAGTCGAGGGCAGTACCGACGTTGCGAAGCCTGCGGCAGCGACGTATGCAGCCTGTACCAGCACCTCGTCGCCACTCGTCACGATACGGATACCGAAGTCCGGGTTGGCGAGTGTCTGCTGAATAGGAAAGACGGTGAAGGTGGACGTGACGGCTACTGTCGTCCACGTAGAGCCACCATCTAGCGTCAGATCAATGTCGCCTGTGCCTGTTACTCGCTCAATCCACAGCACGCCGTTGGTAGCAGCAGAGCCGATGACACCTAGATCGTTGATGAGGGTGGCGTTGGCCGCTCCGGCAGTCAGCTTGGATGCCACGGAAGCCTCCCCTCCAACGCCAGTCTGTGACGCCAGTACCGTGACATTGCTGTTCGTCCAGGCTGCATCCTCGAAGTCGTCCGAGGGGAACAGTAGCTGAGTCCTTGCCAGTTCCGTCAGGTAGCCGTTCCCCTCGAACCTCTCATCTCCCGAAGCGTCGTCAATGATGACTCCCGAGTCCTGATCTACGTGCGTTGCGATAGTCGCCCGCGCTTGCGTCGGCTCTCCAATACAGCCTGCGTTGAGGTTACGCTGCAAGGGAGCGAAGAACAGACGCACTGTCTGCAAGTCGGACGGACAAGTCCCTGACGGCCAGTGGCGCTGCTCTCGGAATGTTGAAGTCTTGAACACTACTAGCGCCTCATCAGGTACATGTCGAAAGATCCGTGAACCTGGCTCCCTGCGCTGATCGCTTTACAACGCAGCATGATGTCGAGCTTCTCAGTCACCTTGATAGCAGGATCGAAGTTCACCTCAACCTCACCGTCCCCAACCGTCACCAGCGACATGGTGTTAATCGGCAGCAGGACATTGCTGTCCTCCGCCGCCGTCACCATCAGTTCGATATCCGTCGAGCGCGTAGCAGAAGTGTTGGCAAACGACGCCCTCATGCGCGTCACTACACCAACAACACCCGCCGGGACGGTGTACCAGGCCTGCTCAGTTTGTGTCCTCCCAGCCAAGATATAGGCGACACTCGTTCCGCCAATCGTGGCGGTGATGTTGCCCGCTGCCACATCCCCCGATCCTGCCGTCAGTACCTTGATGCGAAAGATGCGCGAGTAGGTGCCCGACGTAACGACATTATCTGTGCCCGAAAGCGTCACGGTTTCTTCTTGCTCCGCCTTGTCGGCATCGAGCCCGAAGCACCGAACCGTCAACGCGCCCGTGGCAGTCGTCTTGTTGTCGGCGTCGGATGAACTGGTGAGCGTCGCTACGCCTGGGGTGATGTCATCGACGCTAGGGAATGCTGTGGACAGTACCCACAGTCCGTCGCCTGCGGCGGTGGCCTCATTGCGGCCGAACTTGTTGACGCAGGAGGTGTACGGATCCTCGCCCATAGCAATTTCCAGCCACCCCATAGGGGTTCGGTTGCTGGAGAAATTGCTAGCAATGGGCATTACGGCCTGCCGTTCAGGTAGTGAGCCTCCATGATTACCTGAACACCACCAGTCCCGGCAGAGTGTGCCGAGACTTCAGACTTCATGAACTCCGACACCTCTGTCACCGTCACTGAGGCATCAGCCGACATGTTCGAGCCGACTTGATGGATCTCCGAGGTGGCTGCTGGAAGCTGCCCATCAATCGTGGATTGCTCCCATATCCTCACCGTGGCGGTGTCACCATTGAGTTGAACGTCGAGCTTTACGTAGTCCGCCCCTCCGACGTGCTGGTACACACCGTTTTCTGCGGCCGTAGCGCCGTCGTTCATCACGTACTTTCGGTACACATGGGAGCCTGATCCGGCGAACCAGAACACCTTGCCGTTGGCGGCCCCCGCCGCAGCGGTGTACTGCGTCCCTGTTGCGTCTATCCAGTCACCTGATGCCATCAGTTGCTCCAGTCTTATCCGACGCCGAGATGTACCGTCACGACGGCGTTGGTGATCTCGTTCGGCGTGGCGGTTACATCGACACATAGTCGATTCCCGGCAGCCAGTGTCAGATTTGCAGTAGTAGCGGTAAGCGCAGGCGTCGTGACGGTGTTAGCGGTAGCTGTCGCGTCCACCACGGCAGTTTGCAGGTCGTCGCCAGCGGCACATGCTTCCGTGCCCTGAAGGCGCTCTACCATGATGTCCATCGAACCCGTCGATTCGGCAACGCCCCACACCACGTCGATGCTCTTGACGGTAACGATCTTGTCGGTGACGAAAAACTGCGTGTCCAGCATGTCGGCAGCAGTTCCGCCCTGCACGAACGATACAGCGAAGTCACCAAGCGTCGTGGTGACGATTGGTAGCGTCGCTGTTGCATCGGCAGTCGGCTCACCAAACGACAGCGTCACCTCGAAAGCGTCGTCGGTAGTACCTTCGCCCACGATGGTGTTAGCGGCCCCGAGATAGAGACTGGAGGCGTCCATCGTGTACTCGACGGTGTCCGAAGTCGTGAACTGGAACTCAAGCTCCGAGTTCGGATCGTCGTAACTCAGCGTCATGATCGAGTCGTTGGCACCAGCACCAGCGACGAAGCCGTACGCCTGACGTAGAGACTGATCGCCCTGCGGGACGAAGGCTGTTGCCAGCAGTACCGTTACCGCCAGCGCGAATACGAGGGGTTTGCGTGTTCTCATGCTGCGCTCCTATCAGTAACTCGCGTACCGCAGGGTTGCGGGGCGGGCTCCTGTGCGTTGGAAGTTGGAAAGAGTTTCTATAAGTGGAGAGAAAGTCTGAAATGCCAACGACTGATAATCCTGCGTGGCGTCGTCGGTTCCAAGTGTCATCAGCAACGACATGAAGGTTGCCAGGTAGGGGCGTGCGATGTCGGGATACGGGACTGTGTCGCCCGCCCCCGTCAGATCAGCCTTGGATGCGTAGCCGTAGTAGCGGATCGTATGCGTCCCGTCCGGTAACGGTATCCAGCGAATGTTCGTACCGTCCGTGCTATAGCCGACCGGCCTTCCTGTTGCTGATGTAGAGCTGGCGAAGATGGGCGGATAGTAGGAATTCGCGGAGCCATCCTCGTAGTCGGGGTCCAGCGTGTAGGTAGGTAGTGATGTTGAAGCATCAATGAATCGCAGCCTGTCGATGCGCAGCACCCCGGAAGGGAAGGTCGTCGTCTCCGTGGAAGCCGACGTTGTCACCGTTCCCACCACATCTCCAAGCAGCCCAGGGTGCTGCGCGAGGAGCGCATCTAGGTGGTCCTTCGTCATGTTGAATGCAACAATCCCCTTGACTACGTCCTTCTCGCTGGTCTGTAGGTTCAAGTCCCTGTTGATGACTTCAACATAGTCGAAAACGGTTTGGAGTGTCGCCATCAGTCGGTCAGCATCTTGTTAGCGTTGACGGTGGCCCGATTGCCACCGCCTACAAAGGGCTGCGTGGAGCGCCAGTAATCCCCAGCCCACACCTTCGACTCGGCCGAGGCTTCTTCCTCGACCTTGTAGGCGTCCCGCTTCTTCTGTGCTTCTACCTGCTCGAAGCACTTTTTGGCACCGCCCCGCCTGGATGTATCGGCCATGTACACCGCCGCCATGACGCGGTTATCCAGCTCGAAGGGGCGGCAGTCGAACAGAAACCGCCACCCCCGGCACCATTCCAGCCTGATAGCCGATGCCCTCTCAAAGACGGCGTAGGTGCCGTTGTGAGCGTTGAACGCGAGATCCAGGTTGGAGTCCACCGTCTGTAGCTTTCGCCGCACACGGGCCGCCTCAGAGGCCCGTGGCCCATCTGGAGCACGCCCAGGTATCCAGAACTGGTGCATCGACTCCAACGCGTCCCGCTCCGACATGGGCGAGCCCTGCGGAGTCGCCGTGAACTTCGCCTTGCTCTCACGGGAGAAGCCGCGATCAGTGATGAGTTCCCCCGGCTCCGCCAGTGGGGACGCCTTTGCTTTGTACTTGTCCAGGGCTGAGTTCACGTCGGGAAGATCTCCTGATGCGCCAGTCGGTGATCGTCAACCGTCAACGGATCCTGAATCGCCTTCAGGTGCCTGCCCAGCTTGCCCCACGCCTGTGTTTCCGAACTGTTGGAGTTGGCGTCGAACTCGAAATGCTTCTCGCATACCGGGCACATCACGTAGGAAGCGATAGGATCGTCCTCGTTGGTGTTCGGAAACAGGCAGTTCTCCCGCAGGAAACGAGCCTCGGCAACGGGTTCCTTTACTTCCTCTTCGTCACCGATGCCCTTGGTGAAGTCAACCTGCTTGCGGGTAGCCGTGTCGATCAGGAACAGGGGTTTCCGAACCCGGCCACTCGAAGTGCCGGGTCCGGCCCAGTTGGCTTTCCCGCGAGAGTCAAACTTGAACATCTCGGGGTGAAAGCCTTTCCCCTGTGGATCTTCATGCTTGTGCTGAAGGAAACGCTCCTGCCGCTCTACCCACTCGCTGATGTGCTTGCTTACCGCATCGAAGCCAACCCAGCCTTCGATCTGGCCTGATGTCGCACGCTGTTCCAGCTCTGAGAACCGATCAAGGGCGTGCAGCACTGACGGTGCCTCATCCGGTGCTGTCGGGAACCCCGGCTTTGCTCGTGCTACGCCCCCAGGGGTGCCGAGGTGCTCTTGGATGAACGTCAGTGCTGCAACGGTATACAGCGGCGGATCAAATACGTTCTCCACTCGGGGGAACGTGTCATCAGCGAGTCTGCTCATTGCGTTTCCTTAGTATTGGTACGGATCGCCCTGATACGTGCTCGGCGGGCCTTCTGCTCGCTTCGGCACGTAGTCAATGATGATGCCGTACATGTTCATTTCCTCTGAGGCGTCGTCAACGTCCAACTCAAGGTTGAGCGCCATCAACGACATGGCGGCAACTTGTGCTTCCGTGACGGTGGCTCCGTCGAGGATGCCCCGTGGGGACTCCTGCCATGCGTCCGCCGTGCCGTTGTCGAGTTCCGCAGCAATCGCGGTACTGAGCGCGGTGGTGCCGAGCGCAAGGGCAGAATCTTCGTCAATTACGTCGTACAGCAAGATCCAGTGCCGATCATCTGCCGCCGTTGCCGAGGCGGACGAGTACCGCACTTTGAATCCGATGGAATGGAGCTGGTTCAGATCGTTCGGGATCGTCCAGTACCAGTCGTGCTCGTCGGCTGCGTCCATGTGCAGGCCAACCGCCGAGAGTGCTCCCGCCTCTGCTTCAGGCGCATCGCCCACGCCGGTTGATGCCGATACTCCGGCAGACGAGATCAGGCCGCGAGTACCTTCCTGATACCCGAGGAATACATGCTTGCGCTTCGGACGCCCCTTGTCGATGCTAGGCATTGCTTTTCTCCTTGGTGCCGTGTTGTTGGCTTACGCCCACCTCTTTCGAGGCCCGGTATACCGCTAGTACGTCTTGCCCTTCTTGCGCTTCTTCGCCATTACTTCTTCTTCTTTGTCTTGGCAGCCTTCTTTGGTGCCGCCTTCTTCGTTGCCTTTGCCTTGACTGGTGCCGGTGCGGGCTTGGGCTTGGGCTTCTTCGCCATCTCCTCGCGGAGATGCCGCATCTCCCGCTGCCCTACCTGTGACGACACGCCAGCCTTGTCAATGCAGTCAAGGAGAGCCTGTGCTGCCTCTTTTACGCTCACGTCTACTCCTCTGTTGCGAGGGGAAGGGGGCGGGCCGAAGCCCACCCCCTCTATCCCGCCTAGCTTTCCGCGATGTCCTCCAACTTGAAGTTGGCTGCGGGGTTGTCGCAGATCAACTGCCAAGCACCCCACCAGGCAACGTCGAACGTCGCGTTGGTGGTATCGCGGAAGAAGTTGGCCCGCGAGAAGGTGTCAGATACCGGCTGCGGGAACTTGTTCTGTCCGTGACCGATACTGAAGGTGGAACGGTCCACACCTACGATGGTGTTCGCTACTGCGAAATCGTCCATGTAGAGGTGGATGCCCGACAGTGACAGTTGCGTCTTGCCGTCGTCTCCGATGCTCTGCAAGCCCTTCGGGCCGAGCGATCCTGACATGCCGCCGCTCTCACCGTTGGTTTGCACGATGTACCGATCGTTGAGGAACAGATCGTAGTAGCGCCGGTAGATGCTCGGATTGGTAATCAGAGCGTCTACGCTTCCGCCACCCTTCAGGCGCGAGTCCAACGACCCCTGAATGATCAGATCCTCGGTGATGGTGCGGTTGGTGCCGCCGTTGCTGAGAACGACTGATTCCCAGAACTCGTTACCGGCAGTACCGCGATCGATCCCACCGTAGTCGCCTACAACAGCAGCAGGATCGTCGTTGTCCACGATTCCGATGATGCCGTGCAAGTGACGCGCCTCGCCCGCTGCTCCGTCCGTGGTGTCCTCACGAACGAAGTAGTCGCTTGCGGCAGTGCCAGTGATCGTGCCTGAGACGGTAATCGTGTTGGCTACCGTGTCTACGGCGCTGATCGTGCCCGAATCCAGATGCTTGGTGGTGTTGTCGGTGTCCATGATGTCAACCACCATGCCCTGACGAGCACGGATCGGACGAGACACCGTAACCGCCGACGTGTTGTCCGCTGCCGGAAGGACTGCAAGACGCCCACGGCCATCATCGAGGATGGCGTTATTGAGATCCTGCGCCCATGCCAAGCGGAACGACTTGTCGTGGAGTTCCACGAACCTCTCGAAAGCGAACTTGTTGGAACGCGCATCCGAGATACCCTTCCACGTAACGGTGTAGACGCCTGCCATTTCCTGCAAGGCAAACACCGCCTCCGCCGTGTTCGGGTTGAGGTTGGACGGCAACGAGCCGCCCTCGTCAATACCTACGATGCCCTCGGAGAGCTGGTGCAGGATCGGTACGATCCATTGCCCACGGCCCCCAAACGGGTGCATCGTCTTTTTGAACAGATTCCACGTACTGTGGGACTTGTTCATGAGACGTTCGAGGCGAGTCGAACCGTAGTTGTACTTCATCGCCTCGATGAGTTGTGCGGTAGTAGCCATTAGATTTCTTCTTCGTCGGTATCCTCGGTCCAGAAATCCGCAGGTTCAAGATCCTCATCAAGCGCCTTGGACGGAGACGCGATGCCTCCGCTGCTCGACAGGCCACGACGCGCTGCCTGGACCTCAGCCTTGTTAGCGGAAGCAAATGCGGCCTTCGCGCTCGTCCAGCTTTCATCCAGCATGTCTGGGTATGCTGCATCCAGATCGTCGCCCTCGTATGCTGAATAGAGATCCCGTGCGTGGTTGTCAAAGTGCTCTCTCGCACCACTACCTACTTTGAGGCGCTGTGCCGCCGCCTCGATGGTGGAGTCCAACCGCTGTGTGGCTGACGCAGTAATCAACGGATCGTACCTCTGGGCAGCACGCTGAGACTGCTGGTGCATGAGTCCTAGCGCACCGATGATCTCCTGATTCCGTGCTTCCATTTGCTGCAAGCGTTGATCGACACCGGCCACCAAGGGATCGAGATGATCTGCCGTCACGTAACCTTGCTGACGAGCAGCTTCAAACTGATCCTGCTGCACGGCTTGCTGCTGTGCCCGCTGCGCCTGTTGCGCGTAATGCTGCTGTAGGCGCTGCTGGTATGCCTGTGCTTGCTGATTGACGTTCTGTTGATACTGCGCCACTTGATCCCTTACTGACTGCGTGTCGGCTTGTCTCTGCCTCGTGTAGTCAGCCCTTGGAACGAAGCTTTGTTTGTATTCACCCCAGGTAGTTTCCACCCCGTCAACGAGGAACCGTGCGTTGTCATCCAGGTTCATCAATGCTGCGGCTTCTGCTACCTGCGTCGGATCTGCCATTGCGTCCTCCAAGAGTCGCCCAGTAGAGCGTGCCGAGTCCTTCCGATAGTTCCAGCAACGCTGGAGTCGTCCAGTTCGTTCGGTTTGCTTCTACCTGCGGAATTCCCTTTGGTGCCTCCACGAGTTCGCCACCACGAGTAGCGAGTGCTTCAGCGTTTCTTGAAACGTCATCAAAACTCTCTCTGTGGCTCTGTTTGGGCAATCAGGGAGTCAATGGACTGTCCCTGCGCCTGAGCCTGCCTGAGTCCTTCAAAGACGGTATCTTGCGTCAACTGGGCCACGTCGGCGGCAACGGCTGCTGCGGCCTGCTGTGCGGCCTGGTTGGTGATCGCCTCGATATTCTGGTTCTGCTGCAACTCCGCAGCCTGCTGCTGCTGCTCCTGGCCCATCTGAGCAAGGGCGGAGTAATACTCCTCGATGCTCTGCTGGACTTGCGGCGAGAAGTCGGGGAATTCGTCCGAGACAATGACGATCTGGAACTCGTCAATCATGGGAGCGAAGTCCATGAGCTGATTCGGAGGGATGGGCGGCTGTGCCGTCTTGAGCTTGCCGAGGATCTGGCCCGCCAGCTTCCGTGCACGTTGTTCCTTACCGGGCCGCGCTACCTCGCCAAACTGCCCCTCTGCCGCGATCTTTTCCTTGTCCCACTGTCCCTCGGAAGTCTGATACATCATCGGGAACGTATTCATCCGCTCAGCAAGAAGGGCTTGCTTGTCGGCTTGGAGTTGAGGGATCAGCGTGTCGCGCTGCACCGAGACGTTGTAGTTGACATCAGAGGGGAAGGCGTCCTCTCGGTGGTATTCCAGCACCTCGTTCCGTAGAGCATCGTCGACGAAGTGCAGCGTGCGGGAAGCGGGAGCGAAGTCTCGCCAGATATTGAGACGTAGCTGCTTGGAGCGGGAGAAGCGTTCTCCGAGGTGACGGTAGAGCGTGCCCCACTCGGTATCCATGATCTCTTGCAACCGCGCTACCACGCCTGTGCCGCGTAGCTGGCCGGGGAAGTTGGAGTTGGAGGTAAGATCAGCGCCGCCCATCAATTCGTCAAAGATGGTCATGAGTTGGTCCGGCATGTTGGTAAACCAGCCGGGAATCTGCGCCATCGGAGCCTGCATCACCTGCGGTACTCCGTCAGGGCTGATTCCCTTGGGTACGTAACGCGGCATGTCGTTAGGCGTGAAGTCAGCAGCATCTACCTGCGGGCCGAGAAGCATGGGAGCCTTGGCAAAGGCGTTGCCGTACTCCCGCATGTCACCGAGAGTGCGTTGAATCGCCTTGATGATCGACTTGCCCTTCTCTACGTACCCGCCAGTCCAGAACGTCGTGGTGACGGGGCTCCAGTGGTAGTCGATGATCGGAATCTCCGGGTACGGATTCTCGTCATCGAACAAAATGCCTTCATCGGGCACGAAGACGGTGTAGCGGCCACGGGGGTTTTTCTTGGAGCGGGCCATGTAGCGTTCCACGACAACCACCATGTCGGGATCATCGTCGCCTGCCGTGCCCTGGATAGCGGGAAGCAGGGACGACAAGTTGATTCCCGAGAGTGAATCCCCCACCTGGGTGAGATTGGTGAGGACGATCTTGATGTCCCTGCTCCCAGTGAGGTTGTCGAGGTTGAACTGGGCGGTGTCCTGCCCTTCCTCGCCCCAGTTCTCCTTAACCCACTCCACCGTCCGGGGCAGAGCGATCGATACAGACTGATCGGGGGCCAGCTTGCGGAGATCCTTTACCGAGTGATCGACAAAGACGTTGAGCGGCCCGAGCACATCCACCTGAATATCGCCCGTCATTTGCAACTCTTCGTGGATCTCGAACGTCTCAGGCGGGATACCTGCCGCTACCTGCTCCTCCACGATGGACTGCGGAACGATGGCGCTGGCAGGATCAGGCTGGGACAGATCGCGGAATAGCAGATCGCCTGCCTCGTCACGTACCGGCAACTGATCGACGCTTGAATCGGGCACCCAGCGGCAGTATTCAAACGCCACGCCGCCCAACCCGCACCATTCCAGAATCTCACGGGTGACGGAAGGCTGATCCAGGCGTTGGTCCTGCGCGATGATGAGGTTGGAGGCTACCTCGGCTCCAGCCGTCTTTTCAGCATCGTTGCCCTTGGGTTGGGCCTTGAATGACGGAGCAAAGGCAGAGAGCCTGCCTAAAACCTTGCCCATCCGTTGCCCGATGAGGGGGATGGACATGTGGACGCGGTGCTGGTCCTGGGGGGCCTGGCGCAAGATACCGCGCCGGACATACACATTCTCGCCATTGGCGAAACAGATATTCTCAAGGACTCGCGCCTCAACATTGCCAGTCGTAGAGTATTTCTGGCGCTGGAGTCTGCGATATTCCTTGCTTAGCGACTCAATGGTCGTCTTTTCAGTCGGCAAGAGCCCCCGCCCCTGTCGTGCGTATTATGGAAACTCTTTTGCACCATGTAGCACGGGGGCTGATTTGTCAAGTAGGGCTATGCCTTGCTCTGCTTCGTAGCTGCTGCTCCAAGCAACTGCAAGATACGGCTCAAGTCCTTCTCGGTGGAGGCCCAGACGGCAAGTTTCTGCCGACGAACGGCGGTGTCTGGTTCGATCTGGAATACGAATACGTGGCCGTCGTCGCCGTCCCATGTTCCTGGATCGTCGTCGGGTAGATCGTCGTACACCCTCATCTCAACACCCATGTGGATCTCCGTCCCGTAGATTGGCGGCAACTGGTGCCTGCTCTGGTACGTCGAACATGTGCATTACCGCCCGTACATCGCCGTGCAGGAGCGTGGTTTCGTCGTGGAGGCGCTTCAACGCATCGAATGTCTTTCGTTCGTTGGTTCTCGCATTGGCACGAGCGTCATCCACGTTGCAATGTAAGTTGATGAGATCCGTGCGGATTTCATCAATCAGGAAGAAGTGGAGGATCTTGCCCTTCAGCCACTTTCTAAAGCCCATGCGGATCTGTCCTTCCCTCGCCTCTCGGCGGCCCGAGTCCCAGTAGTGTTTCGATAGCGGTGCGTTTCTTCGCCTTCTTCACCTTGCTCCCACGGCCCCGCTGAGCGGCGATGTGCTCGGCGGGATCCAGGGTGTGATCCTTCTCCTTGATGCGTCTCCAGACGCCTGTGCTCGTCTCACGGGGTGGGTAGCGGGCCATCTCTATCTCGTAGGGGAGGATCTGGAGCCAGGGGGCAAACCACACCCTGTCGTTCTGGAAATACTCCCGCAAAATCTCGGTACGAGCTTCGGGGCCGACTCTGGCGGGCAGCAGCGTCATGCCGGAGGAGATAGAGGCGTCGATCTTCATTTGGGAGTTGTGATCCACCCAGAAGGAGCCGTCACCGCCCCAGTGCAGCGACATCTTGCGGGAGTTCTCGTACCAGTTGCCCAGCGTCATCGTCTCGTCTTGTTCGAGTTCTGTCGCTACGTATCTATAATTCGCCAGTTCATCGAGGAAAAAGAGATTCGTAGCATCCGCTTCGGAAAACGCTGCAACCACTGATGAATATTTCGATCCAGTATCGCCGCCGCCGATAATCTGCCAGTTGACGGGGATTCGGCAGTTTTCTCGGGTCGGCAGTCCTTTCGGATCTTTCCAGAGGTGGGGGTGAGTTTCGGTGTTGAAGACACGTTGGCCTCGCTGGTAGGAGTAGCAGGAACCGACATACTGCCCGAGCACTCCGTCGTGGGCGATGGCGTGCTTTTCCCGCGTCATAATCCGACGATCCTGCTCTTTTTCACGACGCGAGTAGGTGAAGGGATTTTGCTTACGAGCAACACCGGAGACACAGAACCATTCCGTCAGTTCCGCATCATTTCCAAGCTCGTGGTAGATCTCCAGCCATGCGGAATCGGGGGTGGTGCAGGAGATCATCTTGCCGTTTCGTGCCGTGAGGTTCTGCTTGATGTCGGTAAACCACACTATCCCTGGAAGCTGGTACACCTCACAGCCCAGGTAGCCGTCCCGCATCTTGCCCTTGAGTCCTTCTTTCCGCTCATAGGAACGGGCTTCAACCTGCGAGCCGTTGGATAGCTTGCACACCATGACGCCAGCGCGGGGACGATTCTGCACTGATACGGCATAGAGGCCAGCATGATCCGGTTTCTTCAGCGGCAGGTTGAAGCCCTGCTCGGAGAATAGAGCGTCGAGAATATAGCCGAATTCCGGCTCACAACTCGTATATTCTGCGCCGACGAGATCCCAGGAGACGCCAGGTATCAGCAACTCGGGAGCGACGAACATGGCCCCGCCAAGCGACTTGCCCCCCTTGAATGCGGCCAGATCAGCAGCGAAGCGTGCGGGGCCTCCTTGCCGCTCCAGTAGCATCCTCTGTTCGATGGATTTGTCGTCCAGCATGACGGCCATGCTGTGCTCGACAGAGGTGGGGATTTCGGTGAGTTCGTATCCTTCCAGGGCGGCCCAGATTGCGGCTTGATGGGGAAAGGGAGTAAAGCCCATTGCATCCCATAGCTGACGACGGAACCGGGGCGCTAATCTGTCGCGTTGCTCCCATCCGAGGTAGGCCATTACTCCTTCTTCTCAGTTGATTCTACGGGCGTTGCTGTGTAGCGAACTATGAACTCGCAATGGAGCCAGAAGTCGAGGCCGCAGGAGTCGCATTGAATAACTCGCTGCTCAGCGTCCACGAGCCCGTGCTTCCACAGTTCCTCCGACGCGGGGCCGAAGCAGGTAGGGCACTCGATGCTCTGCCCTGTCGTCGTTATCTCACTCACGATCCCTAAACGGGTTCGGAATCATCTCCCCCTCACTGCCCAGTAGCGGGTGTTATCCAACTTGCTCAGAGTGGTACGCCAGAAGTTCTCGACAGGGCCACCGCCGACAGCATCGTGTATCGCCTCTGCCATCAGCTCATTAATCGGCTCCGCGCCTCCCATTACCAACGAGATGTACTGGCGTGTGACGCCGATACGGTCAGCAACTACCTGCTGCGTAATGCCGTGCTTGAACATGTGAATAGCCAGTTTCGTCCTCATTTCAACAGCATTTCATGACTACTTGCTAATGTCAAGTAAGGTTGATAATGTGGGTGAAATGAAAGGGGAAGTGATGGACGACGCCGAGTTGGAAAAACTGGTAATTGCATGGAAAGCGAAGTGCGTGGAAACAGGCCACCCAGAACCTCAAGCGTTATCGCTCGACAATACGGATCCTGTTTACAAGTTGTACATAGAGATGGTGATGTGGCCCTACGTCGAGCAAGGCACCAAGGAGCGAAGTGAACGTGGGTGAATTCAGCACTTACCGAGAGGGGGAGCCGTGAAGCGGAATGAAACGTGGGGCTGGGCGATTGCAACAGCCGTTGTGCTTGGCGTCGCCGCTGTGCTGCTGATGGGGATGTGCGGATGAGCGAGGAACTGGACGAATTAATGGCGGCGTACCGAGCAGAACTGAAGAAGCGGGGGATGGGTTCCATGATGACGGATGCGCACTGGGAGCTGCATTACGACATGGTCACGAAACCCGCCATGCAACGACTCGTTACAGCGGCAATGCAGGAGGAAGAATAAGGGGGCCAATAGCCCTTTTTACCGGGGTGGTACTAAATTAGCATGTACCACAATCCCCTTTAACCACGCTACTTAGGTGCAAAATGGAGGAGCGCGCAGGAATGGTGTTAATCAACGAGCATGGACGTGAGGTTTTCGTCGTTAGCGAGGAGATAGTGCTAATCGAGCAGGTACAGCCCGTAGCATCGCTCCTGTGGGAAGTTACACTTCGTGGGGGAGCCAGCTTCTACATCCCCTGCCTGGAGGACGAGGGCAGCTGCGGCATCATGACACGCCTCGGTATCTAACATTCCCCTTTAAAATAGCTACGTTAGGCCACCCATGAAGTACATCGAACTAGACTCCATGAACCAAACCAAGTGCATGATCAATCTCAACAGCATCGCCTACGTCGAGGAAATAGGCGGTATATGCGCCATACACTTCGTAGGAGGCTCTGTAGCGAACTTTGACTCCTCCCTCCAAGACTTCCTCTACTCCGTACTCGACGCACTCAATGAATCGTAGAACCTTCCTACAACGCTCCACAGCAGCCCTCCCCCTCCTAGCCCTACCTACACCCCTATATGCAGCTATAAAGGCCCCTACAGCCGCCCTGGGGCCTTGCAGCACCTCCCCACGTACCATCCTCGAAGCCCTGAAATACACCTACGGCACCAAGCGGCTTGAGAGGCTCATGGTGCAGAAACACGATACCTGGAGGCTCTTTGCCACCACAGATGGCCATATACCCCCAAAGGGTTCCTCCTAGAGCCCTACAATGTATATGCCATGACCCCAGTACACCCCCACCCCTACTTACCCCCACCCCCCCCTCCGTATGGGGTAGGGGGTGGTAGCTGTTGGTTCCTGGGGGTGTAGGGGGTGTGTGGGTGGGGAGAACGGCCATGTAGGCCCTGAAGCCCTGGGAGGTAGTAGGCCCTGGGTGGAGGTAGTACGTGTCTCTACCGCTTCCCTGTGGCCTTACAGGGTATCTGCATTGAACGCGGTGCGGGGCGCGGCGTGGTGCGCGTCACCACAGTGCGAGCAAGTCCCCCGCCTTGGTTGGTAGGGCCTCGATGCACCACAGCAGCCGTCGTGCCTCCACGCTTCCTAGCTGTCTGAACGGCCATGTGTCGGGAGGATCGGTAGCAGACTGAGGGCATTCCGCCGGCTTCGTACCTGCTAGGAGTCCTGTCAGTATCTGCTGCGCTCGAGGTGCCGCGTCGGCGTCGGCTGCAACCTTGAGGGCGATAGCACGCTCCAGGAGTTCATTGGATAGCATCGTCGCCCGTCCAGGAGCCTGTAGTCGCCCAGTGGGCAACCTGCTCCTCTGTCTTGCCGGGGAACATCACAGCCATAATTTCCCGCTTGTTATCCAGCTTGCCGGTGATCCTGGCAAAGAGCTTGATGGCGTCAATCGTGTTGGTGGCGCTGGGAGCTTTGGTGCTGAGGTTCGCCATCCCGGCACCTATCAGCTTCCTCAGTCCAAGCTCCACGTCAAAGCTGATACCGAAGTGCTTGCAATGCCTCCCGACGCTGTTACGGGGCAGGCCATGTTCCCGCTGCACGTGCAGCACGGAGTAACCAGTCCGCACCATATCCTCGATATCAGCACGTGCCTCATGCTTGCATACCGAGCACCGCGTCTCATGCTGCGCCGTGGTTCCCATAGAACAGCACTATGCCACGCCTACCCGCCTATTTTCAACTACATGCATATTCCTACTTGACGGCCGCAAGTAACTACCCTATCCTTCCCATAGTTCAGGAACGGGCCTGAACAGAGCGATAGGAGAACACGATGGCACGATACGAGAAGCTAAATGAGTGGGAGCGGTTGGCAATCGAGGCAGCAATAGAACGCCAAATTGCTAGCGGGAAGATTCACAGTGAGCACGGGGCAACGTTGTTGAGCAAGCTTCAGAATGCCGACAGTATCGCCACCAAGCAAGCCGGATAGAACTACCACCCTCCGGCCCGGCGATGCTAAGCCGGAGGGTGGCCTAGGAGCTTCACACAGTCGCGGCTAGGGGCCGGAACAGAGCGATAGGAGATATACAGCAATGAGCGAAGATAACGCTTTCTATAACCCAGACGCGGTTGCCTACGTACCGCGACGATGCAACAAGGCGGCGTACCGCTTCTCGTTTATCAACGGATTCCGACGATGCGAAGCCTGCTACGAAGCTGCGCACCTGAACGATCAACGCTTGATGGTGATAGGCAACTTCGGCGCACCTGTTGGCCGCTGCGACAACCGCAACTGCTAAGCCCAACACAGCCACGCTAGGGAGCGTGGCTACAGCGATGGGAGATACAGCAATGCAGATAGACAAGACGCTGGATATCAGCGCAAAGGCAGCGGATCGCATGGCGTGGTTGCTCGCGTGCAGCACAACGGATTTACGACGCGACGCTGCCCGTATTCCTTCGCTGGCAGAGAATAGCGCGACGCTGGAAGCGCAGAACGACAGATGCGTAGCCGAGATTGACTGCGCAGACGCCTACAACCTGTTCCTCACTTCCTTCTACCAGACTTCCTAGCACCACAGCAGCCGCGACACTGCCGTCGTGGTTGCGACTGGTACTAGGAGCCACGCTAGGGGCGTGGCTACAGCGATGGGAGTAGAACCGATGAGCAACGTAGGGAAGTTACGAGTGCTGGTGTGGGTTGGTGGGTATGCCGCAATCCCGAAAAGTTTCGGCACCGTGCTGTGGGAACTACGCGCCACCCTTCGCGCCGCTACCTCGGAGGATAGCTAGCCATGCGCGTAGTCGAATCCAACAACTGCCCCGGCTTGATCGCGGCGTTGTGCCCCGGTGAGGCGGAGTTGTGGCAGAAGACAACGCTCAAGCTGTCGCAGCGTGAATGCAATACGCTTCGCTCCGCTGCCCGGATACTCAACAAGATCCGAGACAACTACTTGGATCCCGACGGCAACAACGGCAGCCAAGTGTCGTGCGATATCGCGCTAGGCGCATATGTCATGAACGACATTGCCGACGATGGCGAGATCGAACTACTCGGAGGATAGCTAGCAATGCGCCTTACCAACAAAGCACGCGAAGAACTCCGCCGCACACTACAGCAACTTGAGCGCGCCCACGACTTCATCATGCAAGACAATATGGCCGTTGCTCGCCGGGGCGGCCCTGCTACCACGTCGCTCCACTACATCCGCGACGATGGCGAAGTCCTGTATGAGATCAACAAAGAAGTGGGTTCAAACCTCTGCGGCCTGTCAATGGGTATCGACAAGCTTGCCGCCTTCATTGTCAGTCACTAGGGGAGGATAGCTAGCTATGCGCGCCGTATTGGTTTATCAGTGTGGCATTGCCAACGTGTTCCGCGTCGAATCGTACAACCTTGCCGACTACGGCCGCGACGCCGAGCGGTTGACGCAGCATTGTTTCGCGCACTGCGAAGCCTTCGCTCAGGGCTTGGTTGAGGCAGGTTGGGGCGTCAAGTCTGCGGCATGTAAACAGGCCGGGGATATCGCCAAAGCACGCTGGACGGACGATCTTGACGCCCAGCCGTTCAGCGACAGATTCTCACCCGTAGACGGCAATAACACCGGATGGGGCAGCCTTCTTGATGCTCCGGAGGATAACTAGCTATGAGTACCGAACTGTCAGGACTGGAAGCTAACCCGGTGCCGTACTTGCGTGACTGTTTCGCAGTAGGGGGGCATGGCCGGTTGACACGCGGTATCCGTGAGTGCGGCGTGAGCGTTGCTAGCGTCAAGGTAAAGCGACAGCCGGAAGGGTATCCGACACTGGTTATCTATCGCGTCACACTCGCAGACGGAACACGCGGCAGCATCTCATGCCGCAAGTACGCCCAATTCGTAGCAGGACGCCCAGCACCGGAAGGTAGCTAGCTATGAGTACAACCACGCCAAGAATGCCGTACCTACAACTGGAAGCCCAAGGTGACGAGTTCATGGATGATGAACGAGTCCCGGACTACTCATGCGACGGCGAAGCCACTGTCCGCATATCCAATCCCGAGGCTGAGAATGGCTGCGAGCAAGAACCGGGGCCGCTTACGTGGCTCAACTCTGCCCGCATTACTACCGATCCAGAAGACGACGCGGTGCATTGCCTAGTCTCTGTCGGTGATCCACGCGGGGCCTTCTGCTTTACCGTGCGACGCACGCCCGACGGCACGCTTCTACTGCACCTGCCGCACCCCGGCGAAGGCATGGCGCACGAATCCACGCGCCAGATATGCGAAGGCACGCTTGAGGTAGTCCACTACGGTACCGAGAAGCCTATCGACTACAGCGACAGCGACGATGAATGACTGGCCACAGGACATACCCGACGATATCAAGGCCCAGGAAGCCGACAGCGCCGCTACCTCGGAGGATAGCTAGCCATGCGCCTAGGATGCGACGGACTCGGCTATTGGCACGAAGAAGGCTCCGACGGTACGCCTACCAACGACACACGGCTACGGCGGGCCTGGCGCGAGTACCGCGCCCCCAAGCCTGCTTACGACGCTAATGTCGTGGGCTTCGCGAGGAGGGAACAATGAGCATCAAGAACATACGCCCGTACGAAGCCTCCGCGTTCAACCCGCGCACGCGCGGATTCTATGGCATCTGTTCATTTTGTGCGCATCGCTACGAAGGGCGACGCGCCGAATCAATGGGGACGGATCGAGCTGGCCGTAACTTCGCCCTGTGCCGCCACCATGCCGCTTCGGTAGTCGAGGTTCGCATTCCGCTCCCCGACGACGCCCGCCTCAGCAACGAGCTTATCCAGTATGCATGGGAGTCGGTGCAGGATGAATGACTGGCCACAGGACATACCCGACGACATAACGGCAGAGGGTGCCGACGACGCGGCTACACGGGCCGACAGACTCTACCGTGAGCACGTACCGCAACAGCAAGTCCAATGCTACGAGTGCGCTACCTACGTGCCAGCCACTACGGCCCACGTCCTGATAGGCAGCGACGGGGCATTCTGTACCGAGGAATGCCACGACGCGCACTACCGCAACCGTGAACTAGACAGACTCGAAAGGTTGGGAAGATGAGCGAACACGCAGCATTACCGTGGAGTTCTTGCCGTGAAGTTAAGCCACCTCACCCCGATCAAGGAGTTGTCATACGTTCGGACGCCGATACTTGCGACGGCGTTGGCTCGATAGTTGCTCCTCGCGTATGGGGTGACGCCAATGCCGCCTTCATTGTCCGTGCCTGTAACGCACATGATGAACTCGTAGCGGCGCTGGAGAACGCATGGCGCACGCTGGACAACGCAGCAGACGTGGACGGTGAGTTGTCACAGATTCACAAAGTCGAACTCATCGACGCGGCCTGTGCTATCCGCGCAACCCTCGCCAAGTCATGAGCCTACCAAGCAACATACCCGCCAACCCAAACGAAAGGTTGAGCCAATGAACGAACACACGCCAACACCGCTACAAGTAGAGGCTCCCGGCAAGTACACCGAAGGCTGGCAGATACGGGACGCCTACGGGCAAGTAGTAGCGCGCAACATGGACGAGGTACGCGCGCACACCGTTGTCACAGCCTGTAACGCCCATGATGAGCTGGTAGAGGCACTGGAAGGCTTGGTATCAATCGCGGAGATGTACCACAAGGGCGAAGCTGAAGGGCACCTTGATGCCTGTGAGAATCCCGATAACTGCGGCCACTGCCTTGCCATGCGCAAAGTAGAATCTGCGCTCGCCAGAGCTTCGGCAGGGGTGAAGTCATGAGCCTACCAAGCAACGTACCCGCCAACCCAAACGCCAATGCTGCGCCAGAGGCACCCGAGTGGGACGCGCTATCCCTCGACGTAAAGCTGTCGGACTTGGCGTCGAGAGTCGACTGCCTGATCCCCGACGATATGCGCGGTTCCGACTACCGCCGCGCCCTGGATACTGTCAGCAAGCTGGAAGAGTTGAGCGGGTATGTCTTTGAATGGATGAAGAACCACGGAGAGGTGCTGTGAGCGAACACTACACGTTGACGGAAGCACGCGAAGTTATCGACACTCACGACATGGACCCGCACCACAGAGAGCTGCTGCAATGGCTAGCCGATACCGCAACAGAGGCCGGCGAAACTCTTGATGCGGCTATGGGCATCGTCAATTCTGGCGACGTCCGGCATCTTATGGGCGAGCAAGGGGAAACGGCTCATTGCCACAGCGTTATCAATAGGGCCAACGCCGTGCGCTTGATGCTCAACAGATGACTCTCACGGGCTCCTGACAGCCCCACCAGAGCACGAACTACCCGGAAGGTAGGGGAACATGCCCGCAACAGAAGATAAGGCCCTCAGCGGGCCGAGACGGACGAAGATCAAACTCACTGTCGGACGCACCGAACACCTCATCGAAGGCAACAGCAACAACTGGGCTACCGGCCCGCTCAAGTTGGAGAAAGACAAGAAAGGGGAATTGCAGGAACGGTGCGGTAACCCGACGTGCTACTTCCAAACCCTGGACGGCCTCGCCAACCACTTGTTCGAGCTATCGCTACGGAAGTCCGACGCTACCTCAATCCTCGAACTGGTAGAGGTTGCCAAGTCGGTACGCTACGAACTCCGCGAACACTTCCAGCTACGGCTAATTCCATGATCCCGGCCCGGCCCCCAATCCTACGCTCCGCCGCCGTGTGAATGGGCCGGTGGCGTTGTGGGGGCCGGGCACCTTTCTTTGCCCATCGGCTTGCAGGTAGCTTATTCACCCTATAATATGGAGAACGCTATGAACGACTTGGGAATCTACACCATCGCCTTTCTGCTGGTGGTGATTGCGTGCTGCGCGGGTCTGCTGTCGGATCGCCTGTGGCTGTGGTTCGAGCAGCGACGAAAGCGTAGGAAGGTGCGCGCCATTATCAATCAGTCCCGCTCCATCTCTACCGCTGGGGCCTTGCGCTCTCTGCGTAACCGTGGAAGAAGGCCGCAATGAGCGAACTGACAGAGCAACGCAACACCCTTGTACGCATCTTGCGCGACACAGGGCGGCAACTCGATACCGCCCGTGCCCGTGCCATCGATCCCGCTGTAGGTATGCCTACCGTGCGCCACCACCTGCGGGGCGTTCTATCTACCCTGGAAACCGCCATTGCTATGGCAAAGGATACGGAATGAAAAGCAAGCTACTGCGAGCCGTCGTGATGTACTTTGCCGTCGTGTTCCTCGTGCTTGGCTTCAAGGACGCCCCCGAGATCAGCGGCAGCTTAGCCACCGTCTTCGCGTGCGCTGGCGCTCTCCTGATCGGCCTACGCTCATGAAAACCTGCCCTGCCTGCCCGTCCTACCGTGAACCTAACCCCGTCAACTCTGGCGACTACGTATGCAATGACTGCCAGTGGACTGTGGAGAACGACGCACGCAATGCCGAACTCATGCAACTCGTAGACGAACAAGCCGAACTCGGCACCGCTGGCCGTATGCGCCTGCGCACTGCCTTGGCGGCACTCGAAAGGCGGTACCCCGAATGAGCCTGAAGCGGGAGATAGAGACTCTGGCGACTGAGTTGGATACATACCGATTGGACGAGCAACCAGTTGACAGCTATCTCGTAGGGAGGGCAAGTGCCTTGGCTGCCAGCGTAGGAGAGATGGAAAGTGCCTTGGCTGCCAGCGTAGTAGACGTGGTTCGTATCACCACCGACATGCTGCAAGGGGAGGATTCCGAATGAGCAACGCTGTCTTTACCTCGCAACTACCTCAAGATCGGCTGCTGTACGTCGGCGAATTCAACGAGGCGTGGCGTTCCAAGAAGGACGACGGCATCAACTTCAAGGGTGCCGTTATCACCGACGAGTCAGGTGCCGAACATGCCCGTGGCAACCTCTTCCTGTTCGATTCCGTCATCAGAGATCGACAGCGAAACATGCAGGCCATTACCCAAATCTTCACCCTCGCAGCACGACACGATGAGGGTTCAGGGAAAACGTACTGGAACTACGCACCCGTCGATCTCAACGCAGACGGTACACAGGTTCCAGTAGTGGACGTTAAGGGTGCTACAGCAGGCCCGCCACAGGCTGCTCAGGCTCCGATCTCCCCTGCCCCTACCCAACCACCCCCGGCTCCTATCGCCGTGCCTCCACCGCTCTCTCAGGCCTTCGCGCAACCTGGCTTCTCTGGCAAGCCGACGATGGCGCAGTCCGACACGCTGCATGAACGGGCATTTGCAGAGGCGCTGTCGATGGTGCATCGAAGCGAGCGGGAATTGCTCGCCTGTGCGGCCGGACTGGATGGCGTGACGCTTACCGTGGATCTCAACGCCTTGACGTATCAGCGTATGCGGCTGTGGCAGGACTCCTCCGACTTCGATCCTGAACCGCCCGACTTGGCCTTCTGATGAAGCCTCAACCTAAGCCTGCTGCCCGCGTGAAGGATGCTCCACTACTCGCTCGTTTCAGGCATACACGCGATCAGTGCCAGATTTGCTGCAAGCAGGACAAGCTGGAGACACATCATCTTACCGATATGGAACGACACGGTATCTCTCGCCGCTCGGACGTGTTCGAGAACCTGATGCGGTTGTGTCAGAAGTGCCACCAAGTCAAGTACCACCATTACGGGCACTGGAGTAAAGCGGAGATGCGTCAGCACAAGGTGAACGATGAAACGGAGTTTGCAGATAGGTACGCCGATAACGAGCTGGACTACGACGGGGAGGTGCTATGGGCGAAACCATGAAGTTCCATGAGAAGTCACTACCCGGCAAGCTACGGCACATAGCTGCTGGCCTGGAAGAATGCCGCCCGCCGCTGTACTGGGACGACATTCTGGAAATCGCCAACCCTGACACGCTGCGAGAGATGGCGTCAGAGATGGAAGAGGTGCTGTCATGAGCACCCTAGGGCGACTAAGGCAGTTGGAGCAGGAGGCTACGGCGGGAGAGTGGTACGCCGACAGGGCGAACGTTCCATATCCGAGCGGCGTCTTGCCAATGTGTGTTCGTGCTTCCGAAAAGTTGACGGCGACACACGACGTA